CAGACTGACGACTACGACGACACGGTCAACGAAGGTATCGCCAAAGTAAAAGAGGTGATATCATCATTTGCTAACGACGACAACAGCCGGCTGTTGGTAAATGCGATAATGAAACTCTTGAGCCGTGATGCAATGGGCAATCTCAAGGCGAGCCGTGTAATGCAGCTCCGTAAGCTCGCCACCGAAAGCGGCAACGCCGAACTGATAGATGGTGTCGAAATCATCGAAAAGGCATACCGCCCACAAATCAGCAAAACGTTTGTTCGTGCCGAATACAAAGACGAATACGGCAAATGGGTCAGCGTGCCTTTAGGTATGACCGAAGCGTGAAATCAATAGATTGTTGTATTGTATTGTGTTGTGAATTGCTTTCAAAAATTTGTATGTTTTGTTTTTAGCGGAGGAGGGGCAGGAGATGCCTGTCTCTCCTTTTTGAAAAAGAGAAAAGAAAATGGCTTATAATAGAGAAAACCTACTAAGGAAAATCATCGAGATTCAGGACATCGTACTGGAACACAAAGGCAGGGGTGTTACTCAGATATGGGTGTATGAGAATATTATTAAGGATAGGTATCATATATCTGTAGCCACGTTTAACAATTTTCTGGCGACACCGGCTAAGGCGGAGTTAAAGCAATTGCTTGACAAGCGTAAAGCCGACGAGAGGCAGAACCCAAAACTATTTTGACCGCTATGACTCTTACAATGTCGATGCACATAATATTCCCTGCCATAAGAGGCAGGCAGGAACTACACCTTTATCGGGGCTCGGAGGTAACGATAGAGAGGTCGTGGAAAGAATTTACCGGCAGAGCCGAGATAGTATTGCCTCGTCGGGTAAAAGTATTCGGAGAGATGAGCTACTCGGATATATTCCGGGCGGGCGATCCCGTAGAGATACGTCTTGGTTATGGTACGGAAGAGCCTGTTGCCGAGTTTGTAGGATACATAGCGGACATTTCTGAAGGTGTCCCCGTACAGCTAAGGTGCGAAGACGAGATGTACAATCTTCGTCGGGGATCGGTAAGTGTCGTATCTTCATCCATTACGTTACGAAAACTACTCGAGAAAGCAGCAGCCGGCTATGAGATAGAGTGCCCCGACGTACAGCTGGGGGCAGTACGATTTGCCGGCGTCGCTCCAATACACATACTCGACACTATCAAAAAACAAACAGGACTATACAGCTATTTTGATGGTAAAAAGCTCTTGTGCGGCATCGTGTATGGCGACCAGTCCGGAGTGCCTGTCGTCGATATCAATGTAGAAAAAAACGCTGTTTCGGAGAATTTGAACCGCAAAAACAGCACGGAAGAGGTAGAGATAAGGGCTATCTCTATTCTAAAAAACGGACGCAAGATAGAGGTTACCGTCGGACAAAAAGGCGGCACATCCGTGCAACGCACGTATGTAGGCATATCGGTAAAGGCGGAGCTCGAGAGTAGAGCAAAGGCAGACCTGCAAAAGTACAAGACGCAGGGTTTCGACGGCTCTGTTACGCTTTTCGGCATACCACGGGTAGAGCACGGAATGAAAGTGCGTGTTGTGAGTGAGTTTTACAAGAATATGGAAGGGACTTTTTATGTGGAAAAGACAGTAAAAAAGTTTAACTCGGGAGGTTATAGGCAAGATATAACGCTCGGCGACAAAGCAAATTAATTAATATTTATAATATGAGCGAATTAGACAAACTCAACGACATAATAAATATCAAGGTAGCCGGCAGCCGACAGGCACAACTTCGTTTTGTCGAATGCAAGTCGGTGCAGTGGGACGACCGCGGACATCGCACGATGACGGCAGTAGGGCTTACCGACGACACGAAGTATCTCGAGGTGATGCTTGGCTTCGGATATACAGACATCAAGCCAAAACAAGGCAGTGTTTGCCTTATAGGAGTGGTCGAGGGGCAGGAGGCACTGACGTTTCTAATTAACGCCGAGGAGGTAGAACTCGTAGAGGTGAAAGCCGACAAAATAGAGTATAACGATAAGGCAAACGACAGCGGTCTGGCGATAGTGCCGGAGCTACGGCGACAACTCGACACCATGACAAAGCGTATCGACGGTATTATTTCGGCGATAAAAAACGGCATACCGGTAGCTCAAGATGGTGGGACCGCCCTACAAAAATCGATAGTGGCAGCCCTCGACACGATTACCGACAAGGAGGATTTCTCTAACATCGAAAACGAACAAATAAAGCATTGAACGGATATGATATATTGGAGTGAACTTTACAAGGAGATAACGGGCAGAATAAAGAGTAATCTGCCCGACGTGCAATGGGTAGACCTCTGGCACGAGCAGATAAATTACCTGACCGAAGAGCTACCCTTTCCGACACCTGCAGTATTTGTGGGGTTCGGCACGAGAGAGGCAGACGATGCCGGCACGCTGGTACAGAACCTGACGGTACAGGTAGACCTCCGTCTGTTTTACGAGACTTTCTCGGACACTTACGACGGTTCTGCAAACCAAGACAAGGCACTGGCGTTCCTCGACCGGCTGACGGAGCTACACGCTCTCTTTCACGGCAAGAGCGGACAGTATTTTACCGAGATGCGTCGTATCGATATGAGCCGTGAGGAGAGTGGCGATGCAGGCAACCTATACAGGATATCGTTCGAATGCCTGGTAACCGACTACTCGGCACAGGTGCTGTTTACAGAGGTAGATATGAATGGTAGAGAGATAGAGGTAGAACAAGCCAATCCGACAACGCCTGACGACGTCGAGGATATGTTTGATACGAACATATAAGCTAAAGCCCATAGCATAAAAAAGTCCCTCCGACGAGGGGCTTTTTTTATGCCTTTTCCCAATAGTCTTCGATGATGGCATGCAGCCGGCTGTCGAGGTCTGCCATCAGGGTTTGGCTCTCGCCCAAGAACTGTCGCTGCGGTATACGGACGGTAGAGCCCTCTTTCATCAGAGCCATACGGCGGCAGAACTCAGCCTTAGCCGACAGCTTCGCTCGTGCTGCGGAGCTTTGCCTGGTCTGCCCCGCAAGACGGTAGTATTGCCACCAAAAGTAGCGTTTCATACGAGCCGTTACGGTGATGGTGCCGCCGTTGTTGTGTATCTCGGCGTATTCGAGGTGCGAGCCTACGACGATACGCCGTGTGCTCTGTTCGGTGGTGCGTATACTGTTGCGGAGGTTGCTTGTAGCGGTCATGGTGCGGAAGCCTGCCAATGGCGTAAGCGAGGGCTTCCACTCCTCGAATGCTGTGTCGGTAAAGCCTCCTTTGACGAAACTACGCTTAAAGAAATTGACACTCTCTATCGCCGCCATCCGTGCGGTATGGCGGAGTAGTTCTCGGCGGGCAAAGTTGAACGATACTGTCTTGATGAGGTTTGCCATAATGATTAAATGATGAGTTCTATCGGCTCGTCGCTTGCGGCTTCGATAGTGAACGGAATGACGTCGAACTTAGCCTCAATCGGCTTGATGTCGAGTTTTTTTATTACAATATTGTCGATGTCTTTGCTGCCGAACACTTCGCCCTCTACCGATATGCTGTCGCAGATGTTTGCCCACTGTGTGAGTTCGGCTACGATGCGGTGTGCCTCGGCGGAGGAGTCGGAGCGGTTGCCGAAGGCTATGCCGCTGATATTAATCTGCCAATCGCCGAGTCCGTAGAGTTCTTTGACAGTGCCTGTGCCGCCGAGTGTCTGGGTCTCGGTGATGATTTTCTCGCGGCTGAAGTCGACTATACAGGAGTAAGGCAGTACGAAGTCGTTCATGCGTTGCTTTACCACCTGTCCTCGTTCGTTGTAGGTGTTGTAGCTACCGCCTTTGAACTTGACGACACCGAATACCGGCAGGTTGAAGTCGGATACCGCTTCGGCATCGGCTTTGCCGACAAAGTCTACCGACCGAAACGTCGGCTGAGTTGCTGCGGGGCGTTCGGGTGCAGGGCGATATACGGCTATACCGAATATCTCGGAGATGATGGCGGCAACCTGTGCCGGAGTGGGATTGTAATTGTTTGCCATTGAAACGATGTTTAAGTAGTGATTAAATAGTTATACCGTCGAGGAGAGTCTGTATATTGTCTTTGACATCTTCGAGACGTATACCGACACGACGCAAGGCAATCTTTATCTCTTTGCGTACGGCTACCTTGTCTGCTTTGCCTCGTACCTTTCGGAATAGGTTGCAGCCGACGATAGGGTCGTTTTTACACTCGCCTTGCAGACACGAAAGAGCGAGATATGCGTCTTGCATGAGGGTATCTTCGAGGACTATGCCCCTTGTTATTTTGCCGTCTTTGCCTCGTGCGACAGATATTTTTATGTTGTTTTCTTTGTCGAGTGCTATTTTTTTCATCGTATCGTTTGGTAATTAAAATAAAAGTATTACTTTTGCATATCATTCTTCCTAAGCTCCGGCTGCGGAGGGCAATCAAGACCACAGCAATGTGGTCTTATTTTATTTTGAGGTTTTGCATAAGGTTGTCGAATTTATTACCAGATATATCGTCTCTCGATATAATTCCGACGTTATCTCCTTTTATGATTACTACCGATTTTATATTGGTGTTTAACGTTCCTTTGAGCTCTCCCCTCAGTTTGCTTCTTATTTTATCGGCAACATCTTGTTGATTATATGCTGTAATATCTAATACAGCGTATTTACATTTTTGAGTATTGCAGTCTCTAAGACGATTGTTTAAAAACTTTTCTAATTTTCCCTTGCCGTTATACGTCTTTAAGTCTCCCCAAATATTAGATTTGCCTATACCGAACTCCGCGTTGGTGCCACCTTTTAGCTTGCCACCATCGGTATGATGCCTTATGTAAATATCTTTATCTAAGGCGGGAGCAATCTTTTTGGCTGCCTCTATATTGTCGGCTAAATCGTTGTAGTCGGCAAAGTCGTTGATGTATATCGTGCGTTCGCCTACCTTAATAGTAGCGTTGTATGGTACATATTGCTTTGTAAGTTGTATGGTTTCGCTTATCGAATGTATGGTGTCTATCGGCAGCGATAGGACCCGCTTATTGTACGGATGGGTGTCTTTGAAGATACGCTCGCTAAGGGCAGCGTTGCCGGCTATTGTATCGTTGTATTGCGATAGCTTTCTGTCGTTGGGTGGGTCGGTTGTCTGCTCGAGGTAGCATCGGCAGTTGTAGTCGAGTGGCGGCATCA